ACAAGAAAGCGGCAGACGACAAGAAAGCGGCAGACGACAAGAAAGCGGCAGACGACAAGAAAGCGGCAGACGACAAGAAAGCGGCAGACGACAAGAAAGCGGCAGACGACAAGAAAGCGGCAGCAGCAAAAGTGAGTGCAGCCGAACAAAAGAAGATTAAAGCTGCACAAGGTTCGGACGAAAACGACTTCGTACCTAAAGAGAACGAGCGAGGACATTACCACGTAAAAATGGAAAAGAAAGTCTTTAGCCCATCGACAGGCGAGAAACTTACTAAAGATTACGTACAAATCTATTCGATTAAAGAGTGGTCTGCGTTTGAGAAAAACGGTAAAGGTTTAGGGTTTACTTGCACGGTTCTTTGGAATCCAGAAAACTACAAATAAAATCATTTTTTAAAGGGTACGTCATAATGTCGTACCCTTAATATATTAACATAATTCAAGAGTAAAATTATGGCACTTACACCAGAAGTACTAAAAGCAAACGAGGCATTAAACGGATTAACCGACGACCAAGTCGCGGCAATTACTACACTATCTGTAAACGATGAAACCTCAGTTATCAATACCAAAATAGGGGAACACCACGGGAGCATCGAAAAAGATGTTTTAGAAACGTCGGGAATTGCAAAGAATGAGGGCGAAAAGTCTTTCGATTATATGAAAAGAGTAATCGGAGAATTTAAAACCTCTGCGACAGGATCGGCAACCCTACAAACTGAAATCGATAATTATAAAACTAAAGTCGCAGACTTAGAGAGTAAAATCGAAAAGGGGCAAGGGGACCAGGCAACAGTACAAAAGTTGAGAGATACCGAAGCCAATTTGGCAGCGTTACAAACTCAGTACGATACTGACAAAACGGGTTGGGCCAATAAAGAAAAAGAGTTCCAAGGGCAAATCACAGGAATACAAGTAAACTCAGAATTTGGAAAAGCAACAAGCGGTATCAAATTTAAAGCAGGTTATCCAGAGAGTGTACAAAAAACTCTTATAGATTCGGCAAAGAGTGGTATTTTAGCAACAGCCAAACCAGATTGGATTGAGGCGGACGGTACTAAAACTATGGTATTCAGAGACGACAAAGGGGAAATACTTAGAAACAAAGGTAATGCGTTACAACCTTACACGGCAGCGGAATTAATCTCAGAGAGATTAAAAGATGTTATCGACGTAGGGCAAAAGAAACCAGGAACGGGAACGCAGAATCCAGCAGGAACACCGGACACAATCGATTTAGTGGATGTGGCAGCAGCCCAAACACAAGTCGAGGCCGACGAAATTATCTCTAAATACTTGTTACAACAAGGCGAGTTGCGAGGTACGGAGGCTTTTTCTACCAAGCAAAAAGAGATCCGAGATAAAAACAACGTATCTAAATTACCGATGCGATAATATATTTAATACCCTCGGTTTTACTGAGGGTATTTTTTTTTAACTTAAAAATTACAGAAATGAAAATATTTATCTTAATCGTTTTATCGATCCCGTTTATTACTGAAGGACTTAAATATGTACTCGGTAAAACTCGAAGCACCCCAAACATAATTGTCCAGGCCCTATCTTGGATTGTTGGGGTGGTTACTATGATAATCGCACAAATTTCGGGACTTTCAATCCTCCAGGACGTGTCTATTTTAACCGCAATGTTATACGGATTATTCGCCGCACTTTGTGCGAACGGGATAGCCGATACAAAAATTATACAAACATTCCTTTTATTATTTAAGAAAAAGGACTAATTTAGCAACCAAAGTAAAATAACGTGCAAGGGTAACACAGTTATAAAATTATTAACTCACTAAAATTTTAATCAATGTCATTGATAAACACACGTATTCAAAACGTAAGATCGTCAAGCAACTTGGATAAAAACGAGTTACGCCCTAGCCGTTACGGTGGGTTAAACTTGTTTATGCAACAGACTGCCGATCCTGCCGGGATTATAACTCCCGAACTAAAAGCCGCAGCTGAAAAGTCAATCGGTAACACATTACAGACTCCTGTAATCGATTTCGATGGTGGAGTAACAATCGGGAACACTCGATCGGTTACTATTGCAGACAGCGAGAACACTTCGCAAATGCACACACTTACATTCGCCACTTATTCGTGGGGTTTCACTATTGTACCTTCTAATTTTATGAACAACGAAGTATCTATCCAAAGAGATTTCGAGCGTAAATTTAATAAGTATTTATACAAGTTTGGGGAAACTTTAGACGCCGCAGCAATTGCAGCTCTATCGACTGCGAAAACACAAGTATTCGCCGATACATTAAACTACTCAGTAGTTGCGAACGCTATCCAAGCGTCATTCGCACAGAGAGAAAATATAATCGGGGACATTAATCCTATGTTAGCGGCAAACGACCACTTTGGACAAATCCACTTATTAGGAAATGCAGGTTACGAAAGTATCATCCGTAAATTAGCCGAAAAGGATATTTACAACTCTGAAAATAAAACGTTAGAGTATAGCGATAAAATCCTTCACTTTAGTACGAGAGTACCGAACGATGCACCAGACTTTGCAAACGCTTACGCGGTACAAGGTGGCTCAGTTGGTATGCTTACAAGATTCGAGAGAGAATCTTTATTGGGTACTAAAATGGCAGACGGTACGGAATGGGGTATCGATACTTTACCGATGTTAAACTTTCCAGTAGGAACGTACTTCTACGAAAGTAAAGGAGATTTCAGTGCCTTAGCGGGGGCTGCGACAGCAGACAACACGAGAGCAAGAAAGGAACATTACGGTTTTGCCGTGGATGTTGCAATCTTAACACCGTATAACAGTGATCCAGCAACGATTGCAAACCCAATCGCCAAAGTAACTGTATTGTCTTAAAAAGAAAAAACTTTCTATTTTTATTTTTTCATATTTTTTGATTATTAGAAACTAAAGGGATGGCGTTAGCCCTCCCTTTTTTCGTAAAATATACTAAGCAATGTACAGACCTAGCGAAATAAAAGCAAATTTAACCGACCTTTGGGGATGGCGTCAGAACTATAATACTGCCGATTTTACAATCTCGGACAGTCTTACTCAGACTATAACAGGACAGTATTACCAGGAGGTACACCCTTTAGTAACGTTGGAGAACGTCAAGGCCTTAGCACCCGATTTTAAAAACATTAATTACGACGGGTGGGTAATTGGTACACAATACAGAGTCGGCGACCGTACAACTCTAAACGAATTACATTACAGAGCCAAACTCGATAATATTGGATTGACACCAGAGACGAACCCGACAGAGTGGGAACGATTCGACCCGTTTTCTGAATGGTTGGAAACGAAAACCCAGGCAAGCGTACTGAAGGCGATACGTTCTTTTTGGGATAGTAAGATGGCAGACAATGAAATGCGTAACGTATTAGAGAATAAAACTCTATTTAACGGTACTGCACGAATTAAAAATCTGGTACCGACAGGATCTAACTTTGTCGGATTTGAACTTGTACCAATTAGGGCCAACGGAATAACTACCAGGATCGACAAAATAGGGTTACAGTTTACAGGAACGCAGGACGTTACTTTATATTTATACCATTCGAGTAGAACCCAACCAATAAAGACCGAAACATTTACCCGTACAAGAGACGGAGGGATGCAATGGTTTGACGTTGCGGACTTCTTACTCCCTTACTCTAGTAGTGAGGTGGATTCGGGCGGGAGTTGGTATTTAGTTTACGACCAGACGGCCGTGTCAGTAGGACAGGCAATATCTAAAGATAAAGATTGGAGTAAAAAACCGTGTGGTACTTGCGACCGCGACGAGGTTTCGGCGTACAGAGTTTGGAGTAAATATTTAGAAGTACACCCCTTTAAAATCGGAGGGGACCAGGTAACAGGAGGGGCACTCTGGGACGTTGCAAATAATCTTTATACCTACGAAACGAATTACGGATTAAACCTTCAGATTACTATCGAGTGCGATATAACGGATTTAATTATACAACAAAAGAAAGCGTTTCAAAATATAATAGGTTTGCAAGTTGCTATCGATATGCTTAGAGAATTTGCGTATAATCCGAGTTATAAGATAGGCCGACAACAACAGAACCCTGGATTATCTAAAATGGAAATCCTTTACGAACTTGATGGAGACAGTCAGAGTTATAAAAAAAGTGGTCTAGGCCACGATTTCAGTAACGCAATGAAAGCGGTTAGTTTAGATATTAAGAATATGAGTCGAGTATGTACCCCGTGTAAAAACGGAGGCGTTCGATATAAAACGGTTTAGTTTTGAAACGGTTAGACGACTTAATAAATAAGTTGAAATCCTTAGAGTCTGAAATGTTCGAGGCCGTTAAAATGGTACTCCAGGACAATAAAGAAATTATCTTGGATATGAACTCAGAGGAACAACTCTACGAAAAGGGCATTACTCGCCACGGTGTAGAAATTGCAAGTTTCGCCCCGTACAGTCCAATAACCGTTGAGATCAAAAGAGAAAAAGGACAACCGACCAACAGAGTAACACTCCGAGACGAAGGCGATTTCCATTACTCTTTTTATATCGAGTTTACCGAAACAGGATTCGAGATAAAAGCCTCAGATTGGAAAGCTAAAAATTTGGTCGCCAATTACGGAGAAAGTATATTGGGTTTAACTGAGGAAAATTTTAGAGATTTGGCCGTTAATTATGTGGCCCCAGAAATATTAAAAATACTTAAAACGTTATGACAAATATACCAACAGTCCCAAAACCAGAGAGTCCCGCTTTTATGGACGAAGTAGTGGTACAGATACAGGATATTTTAAAAGCGAACATATCTTGGTTAAATTATTCCTTTGGTCGTAGTCAAACTCTAATCGACAAAGACACAAAGAAAGTTTATCCCGCCATACATTTAGGTTATGAAAAATATATTAATGTTTTCCCGGACCAGGAGTTGGGAAATTATAGTTTTTTAATATTCCAAGATCCCCAGACTATCGACTCAAAATTGAAACCTTACATAAAAGTAAGTCAAAAATTTAGTATTGTATTCTGGTTTGATCTAGGTAAAATATTCGTGGACCAGAAAGACCGAAGTTTGGAGACTGTAAAATTACAAATCCTTAAAGTCTTAAATACAAAAATGTTACTCAACAAAGGGAGTATTAAAATGTCTGAAATCAAAAAGGATGCAAAGAATATTTATCGAGAGTACAGCGTCAACGAGTTAGAAAGTCAATTTTTAATGCACCCATACGCAGGTCTGAGGTTCGACGGCGTTATGGATTACACCAGTACAGTTTGTTAATATGGATTTAATAATTATAAACGGATTAATCTCGGCTTTTTTAATACTCTTAATCTCTAAAATAGGATTGAGAGAGTACGGACAGACCTACGGGCCCAGGTTAATATCGAAAATATTTAACTGCGATTTCTGTTTAGCCTTTTGGATTAACGTAATTGTCTCAATTATTTTGTATATTTTTGTTAAAGATACGACCGTATTTCTTTTTTCTTTTGTATCTACACCAATAACACGAGTTTTGATATGAGGACAATAAAAATAGGAAGGAAAACAGTAGAGTTTTACGATGCGATAGACGAATTACCAATCCGTCGTTATCATAAATTTAATAAATATATGTTAGTTGATAGCGGGATAGGTTCAGACCTTAACGATATTAACGACCATATTGCAAAAATAAAAAGATTCATAGGTAAGAAAGACGAAAAGAACGCCCAATTACAGTTGGAAAATTTAAGAACGTCTCTTTATATGATCGCTAACGAGACGAACGTCCGACATTTATCCTTTGCCATTTTGGTAAAAAGTATAAACGGTAAACCCGTTACGGATTTGTCCGACGAGAATATCGAACGGATTGCCAAAAGTTTTGACAATGAGAAAAAAGGATTTATAGATCGGGTTATTGACTCGATCAAAAAAAAAATCGATTTGGAATTGGTCGTATATTTTCCGGGGCAGTTCGAGGACGCCCAAGTAAAAGAGTACCACGATAGAATCCGTAGTCGAACCCTTTTAATTTTATCGGAGATTATTACCAATAAAAAAGAGACAGACAAAATACATAAAATCGACGACTATTTAATGAGTTTGGTAAATCCAAAATCTTTTGCAGGTAAAGAAAGCGTCGAAATAATTTACGATAAACAGTTCGAGGAAGCCTGTACCTTTTTAGAATCCGAAACGGGTGCAAGAGTTGACGACTTAACTGCGATGCAGTTCTTTAGTAAGTTCGAGTACATTAAGAAAAAACATAAGAAAAAATAATTATGGACAATCCGATTAAATATTCTCAATTTATACAACCCGACCAGAGTGTATCTAATTTGATTGTACAACTTGAACAGTTACAAACTAAATACACCGAGTTACAAGCCAAAATCTCTGCCGATGCTGCCAAGATTGAGAAATCTTTAAAGGGTGTAAACAGTGCCACCGAAGCAGGTCGAGAAAGTACCCGAAAGTCTGCGACAGATGCGGACAAATTAGCAAAAGCAAACGCCGATTTAAAGAAGTCTCAATCGGATGTCGCTAAAGAGTTGGCAGTACTGAAGGCAAAACAGCAGCAACAAAATAACATTAATAAACTTACTGCAAAAATTAACGCCTCGACTGAGGGGTCTTACAATAAACTATCTGCACAATATAGTCTGAATAAGATTAAATTAAACGCAATGAGTAAGGCCCAACGAGACGGGACGAAAGCAGGTAAAGCGTTGGAAAAAGAGTCTAAAGCTCTGTACGACGAAATGAAACGTTTACAAGAGGCCACGGGTAAAACCTCTTTAAACGTTGGTAATTATAAGGATTCTCTAAACGCCATGCCTGGTCCTATGGGCGGGGTCGTGTCTGGTACTAAGGCAATGGGTAAACAGTTGTTAGTATTGGCAGCAAATCCGATTGTCGCAATAGTGGCCCTAATCGCGGGACTGTTTATTCTATTGGTTAAGGCAATGAAAAGAAGTGAAGAGGGACAAGACCGTTTAAATAAAGTTATGGTCGTGGCGTCCTCTATTTTCGACAACGTTATGGATGTCCTAACCTTAATCGGAATAGCTCTGTTTGATTCGTTACCGAAAGCGTTTCAAATGTTTGTGAATAATTTTAAAATATTTGTAAACGCTTTTAAGTCGGGTATTTTAAAAGTCCGTATCGCTTGGAATGAATTTACCAACGATGCCGAAGAGGCCGACAAGTTTAAAAAGGAACTGAAGGACTTACAAACTGAGACAAAAAATTTAGTCGCAGAACAAAAGAAACTCGGTAAACAAATCGTGGAGACTTTTAGCGAGTCAATAGAAAAAGCCAAAGACTTAGGAAACGAGATCCAAAGGGACATCGTTGCCGCTAAAAAATTGGCAGACGCCCAAGCATCATACAACCGAGAAGAGAGACGAGTAATTGTCGCAAATGCAAAATTAAATAAAGCGTCGGCAAAGGCCCGAGGGGATGCCGAACGTCTTAAACTTTTGGACGCTGAAAAAAGTATCGCAGTACTACAAAAAAGTTTTGATTTAGACGAAAAAGTTTTGGCAAACGAACTGAGTTTGGCAAAGGCCCGAGCGAGTATTTTAAAACAAACCTCTAATTTAGCAGTTGACGACATCGAAGCAAAGAAAGCCATCGCAGAGGCGGAGGCTAACGTATTCGACGTAGAAACTAAGTTTAATAATCTTAGGAGACAAAGAGTCCGACGTATGAATATGTTACGTATGGAGGCTTTTAAACAGGAAAAGGAACGAATGAAAGCGTACGCCGCTTTAAATAAGTTCCAACAAAGTTCGATTATCTCTGCAAATAACGCCATACTTGCGTCTGACAGTGCGACATACGACGAAAAGAATAAAGCTCTATTATCTAACGCCCAACTTGCGACAACTGTTTTACAGGAAAACTCTGTTATCACTCTAAAAGAATTACAGAAACGTAAAGAATTACAGTTGATTTCTGACGAAGATTATGCACTACAAAAAAGGGTAATCGATGCAAAATTGGCGGACGATATTTTAAAAGTTAGTGATAAACTCCAAAAAGACCAAAATAAATTGGCGGAGGTTAAAAAGGCCGCAGAACAAAAAGCGAGAGACGAAAAATTTAAGTTAGCAGAAGAAACCATCGCACAGGAATACGACTTGGAAATGTCTCGAATTGATATTCTAAAAGCGACCGAAGCCGAAAAAACTAAATTACGTTTAGAGGCTGAGAGGGACAGAATCCAAAAAATACTGGACCTAAATAAAAAAGCGGGTGGAGACTTAACAGCGTTGCAAATTGCAACAATGAAAAACACCATCGAGAAAATAAACCAAGAGATTAGCAAGGTACCAGATGGAGGGGATCTCTACTCTAAATTAGGATTGAATTTAAACGACGACCAAAAACAGGCCATCGAAGATAGTGCAACCCACGCACTCGAAATAATCCAAACCGTTTTGGATGCGAAATTGGAAGCGGCAGACAGAGCGTTGGAAAAAGCAGAAGAGGAGACCGCGTCCGCAGAGTCTAAAGTACAACGAGAAATCGAGGCCCGAAATAATGGTTATGCAAATAATGTGATCGGAGCCCAACGAGAATTGGAGTTGGCAAAAAAGAAAGAGGCCGACCGATTAAAAGAGAAAAAGAAAGCTCAGAAAGCCCAAGCCATAATCGACACGGCAATGCAGATAAGTAGTTTAATTACTGCGACGGCCGAACTATGGAAATCAAACGCAGGTATTCCTATTATTGGGGCAGGTCTTGCCACGGCGGCCACTGCCTTAATGTGGGGATCTTTCGCAGCGAGTAAGATAAAAGCGGCCACAGCAGCAAAAGAAAAATTTGGAGACGGTGGATTGGAGTTCCTAAGAGGTGGGAGCCACGCAAGCGGAAACGACATCCCTATCGGTACAACCGACAGCGGAAAACAAAGAACCGCAGAGGGTGGCGAAGCGATGGCGATTATAAACAGAAAAAACACCCGTAAATACAGAGGTGTATTACCTGGAATTATTAAGAGTCTTAATAGTGGTACTTTCGAGAAAGCCTATTCAAACAGTTTTGTCGATGAAAATAATAAACTTATTTTAGCAGAATCAAACTCCGATTTTTCTAAAATGGAAAACAGTTTGGAGGCTATCCGACAGAATGGCGAAAAACGAACTTATATCGACGGCGAAGGTCGTTTGGTAGAAGTTTATAAAAATATTAAACGAGTTTATGTATAAATTTATATTAAAACATAGAATCGGATCGGGTAAAAATCTAATTGATCCATATAAAATTCGACAGGGATATTTACCCGATGCCGCGGGGTCGATTAGTGGGTACGACCATACGGATTTTATAGAAGTTAGTACAGGAGTTTATACCTATTCAGAATCAGGATCTATCTTTTACCCAAATAGACACGCTACATTTTACGATTTTTGGGGACAAATAATCGACGACGACGTAACCTTCAATACAGAATTGACAATCCCGAGCGGAGTTCGTACCATTAAATTAGCTTTTCAATCCGACGAAAATGGATTGTCGGCAGAAAACGCCTGTTTTGCAAGACTTTCGGGAACTCCTTACGAACCATATTACACATCGAGAGAAGTAAATCCGATTTATAAATCTTTAAAATTGGAGTACGACAAGGCGGGGACGGGCGAATATTACAGACGAAAACTAAAGGGTAATTTAACCCTTCAGAAAACCGACTATAATTACATCGATACCCTTGCGTTTGATACTGAAATGTTTTTGGATATTACCGACTCGGAAAACATAGTGGAAAAGTATATCGGTTATTTTTTCAAAACAGATTGTAAATTCAATCACGACGATTTAACTGTACAAGTTAGAACTAAAGTCCTGGACGATTACGAAAAAGTTTTGGGGGGTATGCAAAAAATATACAATATTTTAGAACTTACACCCGAACTCGAAACGGTGGAAATGACTCGCCGACCTATTATACAAGTGTACATCCCTGGGGATAATGTTCTCACAAACATTTTAGGGGGTACTTATTGGGAGCAGGAATTGCAAGTCGATCCACTATTCGACCATAACACTCTGGTAAATACTTATAAATTTTACAATACTCAGAATATACGTACTATTCCGTCAAGTGCTGCAACAGGATTAAGTACAGATGTTACAGGGACATACGACGATAATCGTTTAAATGCAAACGGTCTTTATAGATTGATTGAGGAATCGGACACGATATATTTTAACTTTACTAGATACCGATATAAAATACAAAGAGTTTCGGACGACGTAATTTTATACCAAACAGGGTACACAAATTGGCGGGAAACAGGAGTTAACCTTTTACCATTTAACGGGGTAAACGGAGAAACAGGGTCTTTCTATTTTGTAGAATACCGAATTTATGCAAGGTATTACACGGACATTCTGGACACGGGGACGGTATCGACTTACGGAATACCAAGCACAGACATAGTCGCAAATAATTCTAATTATAAAAGAGTTGTCGGGTACAATTTAGGTACGACGAGGTTTACGATTTATGACGAGTTTTTAACCACCCCAACAAAATACGGACGAGTTCCCGACGATGCCCCAGACGGTGGATTGTATTACAGAGGTTTACAATTACCTAGCTCGACGGGAATCGACAGAGAGCCCACTCCTATAAGTTCGAGCAATTGGCGTGCCGTGTCTCTTTGGTTTTTGTCCGACGACTCGGTACAGTTTACGGAATTTGGGGACGGACTTAAATTTAATTTACGGGATGCGTTTCCTCTGAGTTCGGTAATACAAAACCTATTGTCTGAAATGGGGGCGAATGTATCATTTTTAAAAGATACCGAACACAGCGAATTTTTTTACGCGACGACAAACCCTTTAGGTGGTTTCTCTTATATGGGGACTTACAGTCTTTTTAATAATCCCGATTTTATCGGAAACCTCGATTATTTCATTACTCCTAAATCAAACGTCGTAAATGCGAACTACGACCAACCGGCCCGAAAAGCCGAGTTAAGTTTGCAACAAGTTTTTAAAATGTTAGCCGATATTTTCAAGGTACATTGGCACATCGATAAAGGTCGTCTAAGATTGGAGCACATAAGCTGGTACCAAAAAGGAGGGACATACTCTTTTACTCCGATAGTAGGTACGGACTTGACAACTTTACAAAATGTAAAGACGCATAAAAGCTGGGATTATTTACAAAATAATTTCGAGTATGATAAAGAGGCGATGGCCGAACGTTACGAATACGGCTGGATGGACGATGTTAGTCCAATTTTTGAAGGGAATCCGATAGACATAGTTAGTAATTTCACACAGGAGGGTAAAATCGAAGATTCCAGCAATGGTCGATTTACAACAGATATTGACTTTATACAGTCAAACCCGCAGGAAATAAGTAAAGATGGTTTTGTATTGTTGGGTGCAGTTAACGAGTCCGGAGTCTATAAAATTCCGTACATGCGTTGGTACAATCCGAACTATAAACAATTTATGTTGCAAAACGGTTTTTTATCCTGGTCCTATATTCACGGAAAATACCACACTAGCGATTTACCTTCAGACAATGTAATTATAAACGGACAGGAGGTAACTTTGTACAGTAACATCACAAAACAGAAAAAACAAAAAGTAAAATTCCCGTTAGTGGAGACTTTCAATCCTTACCAATTAATAAGGTCGGGAATCGGGAATGGTAAAATACAAAAATTAGCGGTCGATTTAGAAAGTTATATGGTTGACGGGGATTTAAAACACGATACAGATGGAAACACCTAATAATAATTTGAACATATTACCTTTTTACGATTCGATAGATAAACAGAATCATCGTAAAACGTACGCGTTCGACAGTACTTTCAATCTAATATCTGAAAATGTACGTCTTTTACCTTTTCAATTAAGACGCGAACACTCGGCAGGGGCGACTATTAATAAAGTCAATCTAGTTAATTTAGAAACGGGTGTAGTTACTAATATTTTAGCCCAGGCCACGGGTGCAGGATTGGGGGTACTAGAGTTTTCCTCTGAAGGTTACGACTTAATAATAAACCCGTCTCTTTTAATTTTTCCAACTCTGCAAATGGAATTGGGTAAACATTATTTAATCATAGGAGACACAGCGAACAATACTTGGTACAGTGATATTTTTAACGTGGTTAGGGATATTAGTCCATATTTAAAGCTGAGTTATTGGGATGAAGATAATTTCGTACACTCTGACGGACACATCGATTACTCAATCCCTTATAAAAATTACGTATATTTACCAACAGAAATTGGAAAACCAGAATATCCGTTTGAAGAGGTGGCCCAAAAACGAGACGGACACTTGTTTATCGAAAAACAAATAAGTGAAAAAAAGTATAAATTTACGTTTATTGCGCCCGAGTTTCTTTGCGACGCGTTGAGAATTGTAAGGATGCACGACCATATCGAGGTATATTCTAAAGACCAAACCTACGACGTGGAAACAATAATACTAGAACCGAAATGGCAGAGACAAGGCGATTTAGCCTCAGTAGAAACCGAGTTCGAGTGTAATACAGTAATAAAGAAAATAGGTAAAAGTATTGTTTCGTCTGGGAGTTCTGGGGATTTCAATGCCGATTTTAATAACGATTTTAACAATTAAATACAATGTCATACGAGAGCCTAAAATCCGCAGTAACGGCCGTAATAACTGCAAACGGTAGTAATGAAATAACAGGACAAATCCTTCAAGATTTAATAAATAACAACCTTATACCGAGTTTAGGCGAAAACCTTTTTATGGGAGTGGCTACATCGACCACAGTTCCGCAGGTTACACCTGAAAAAGGTATATATTACGCAGCTTTTAAACAAGGTACGTATGTTAATTTTTCGGGGGTTGTAGTAAAAAATCAATTTTGTTTTTTAAAATATGATACTGTAAATTCTGTTTGGGAAAAAATAGTACTTCTAACATTAAAACCAGAGTTATATCGATCGTCTCTGGAACACTCTTTGTTTTTAACCGACGAGAATATCGCAAACGGAAACGTTTTTGGTGGTAGGGTACAAAAAATAGACGGATCAACGGTATTAGATGCAAACTGGTTATCTACTGATTACGTGTACGTACACCACAACCCAACAATTACGAGAGTGGCAACGGCATTTTCTCCGACAGGGAGTTCAGTTGCGGGGATTTCTTTTTTTGATGAAGATTTAACATATCTCGGTTACGTAGAAACTATACCCGAAACCTTCACGTATAAAGCAAAAGATTATTACCCAGAGGCCTATTATATGAGAGTTTCGGGGGCTGCGAGTCTTGGAATTTCTCTTAAATTAAAACACGGGATCGTTAAAGACATAGAAGATTTAAAAATACAATCGTCTTTACTTATAACCCGAACAGACTACGCCGAAAACCCGTTAATTGGTTTTTTAGATAGTACAGGAACTTTTATAAGCTCTGCAAATTGGAGATCTACGGATTTTATAGATACCTCAGTAGTGAAAACAGTTTCGTACCGAGGTACTGCGAACGGAAACGCCAGAGCAATAGTCGGGTATGATGAAAACCAAAACTATCTACAAGATGTAGCAACTCTTATAAATAGTCAGGTAGATTTAGTCGAGTACACAATCCCCGAAAATGTGAAATATGTAAGAGCTTCCGCCCGTATGGTTTCGGGGGACGTATTCGAGTTCGTTGTAATTGATCGTTTAGGAGAAAGTTTCGAGCGTGATTTTTTTATACCTAAAACGTTATATGCTAAACAGTCTGAGCGTTTCAGAATTAACCCAAACGGTTTAATGGCAAAACACCCAGACGACCACAGTCCCGATATTTTTTCAGATTTGCAACAGTCAAACGAAAAGTATATACAGTTTGTACCGGCAACGGCGGACAAAACAGTAAATATATTTTACAGAGATTTAGGGGGTAATTTAAAAAACGCCGGCAGTACCTTGGTAAAAGTTACACCGACGGCGAATATCGTAAACCCTTCAGTACATCAAAATTTCATTTGTTTAGGCGACAGTCTTACCGAGGGGGTTTCTGCGTCTGGAATACAGGGGGCATATACAAATGAATTAGCTAGAAGATTAACAGGCGTAGGTACTGAGTTACTTTCTGGAAACGAAAGTCCAGCACCTCTTGCACTTTCTAACGTACATTTTAGAGGTACGAGAGGCGACCAAGCTATTTTACACGAAGGTCGAGGCGGTTGGGCTGCGTCCACATATTTAGGCGTTGCAAGTAGTGGAGGTGTTACCAACGCTTTTTGGAATCCTTCAACCTCTGAATTTGATTTGGATTATTATTTGGATCAAAACAATTTTAAATCGAGTCAAATAGTGGGAGGTGTAACTCCAACAGGGGACAACCTTACCGTTATAATTTTACTTGGATGGAATAACGCCTACAATAGTGGTGCGGCTGGAGGTGCTGCGGGAATAAGTCTTTTAATAGACAAGATAAAAGCGGATATGCCCGACGTTAAAGTAAAAATGTTAGGTTTAAATACACCTCCGACATTAAACTATAAAACTTTTACAGGGAGTCGAAACGTAACCGCCGAAAGTATAATGCGAGACGTTATATTGCCTTTTAACAGAGCTTACGAGGAATTAGCAGAAAGTACGGCCTATAATTCTTTTGTTGAGTTCGTACCTATTTCGCCCGTATTTTTTCCAGAGAGAAGTTATCCGACCACGAATTTAAGTGCAAGTTTCAGAGACGACACCGCTATCGAAGTAAATACAGATTACGTACACCCTGTGGCCAGAGGTTACGCACAAATTGCAGACGCTTTATTTTATAACATTTTATACAACTATTGTAGATCTTAAACCCCCATAAACTAGAATGAGTATATTTTTAATATTACAGGATTTACCAATTAACACAACGCCACCAGTCGAAAATATTAAAGGTATTTTCGCCTGGATAATTGGTCTTTTAGTTACGTTTGTTGTCGTAATTTTGAGAATCATAACCGTACAGAATAAACAGCACATCGATAACCTAAAGAGTCAGATTACAGATTTGAAACTCGAAAACTCTGGTTTAATTTCTAAACTCGACGAGGAAATAAAATACAATAAGGACCAGGGCGTATCGACAATGAAATTAATAACGGACGTAAACCATATTTTAGGGACACTTACAAAGGCCTCTGAAACTATGCAGATTGACATATCTAAAGAAGTAACCCCGATTTTAAAGGATAATAATTCGATCGTTACGGGAATCCGTAAACATTTACAAGATAATGGAAGAGGGTAAAGACGTTAAAATACAGTTACAGAGATCAAGAGCCGAGCTACGTTTAAATATGTTAGCAGGGTTTAAAAATGTGCCTCACGTTGACATCCCCGAAATACCCATACATCGATCTAAATTTCCAAACTCTAAGAACGATTTTTGGGTAAGGTTGGATCCAGAGGAAAAACATAAAATGTCGTCGTGTTTATATACTTTAGATTCTGAAGGAGTATTCGGAACACATCGACATTTACATAATTCCGAAACGGTTTCTATATTGACACCTGGGGCGAAAGTGGAGTGGGTAACTGAAAGCGGAATTTTCTTTTACGAATACCCTGCCCGTTTTGAAGTTTCAAAAGGTATAAAACACGCGTTAGTAAATCTGGTACCTTTTCCGATAGAAATACGAGTGGATTGGTGCCCATTAATGGAGGGTTTTAAAGCTGAATTTTAAAAATATGATATTAGTATCTAAATATTTAGTACCTAAAGGATATGCGGCTATGGCGGTATTTCCTTTTGTGTTTTTCAAATACAAAAAATACATTAACCCAATAAGATTAAACCACGAAAAAATCCATATTAGACAGCAATTAGAGCTTTTAATTTTACCGTTTTATATTTGGTACGGTATCGAATTTTTAAAAAATTGGGTAAAATTCAAGGATAGAAAAAAGGCCTATTATAATATTTCTTTTGAAGTTGAGGCCTATAAAAACGAGAATAATTTAAACTATTTGAAAACCCGCAAAAGGTTCTCATTTATAAAATCGTAGCATTATGGGAAAATTAAAATATTTAGTAATTCACTGCACGGCAACGCCTGAAGGTAGAGAAATCACAAAACAAGATATTGAACAATGGCACTTGAAAGAACGAGGCTGGTCAAGAGTTGGGTATTCAGATATGATACATTTGGACGGATCTTTGGAAAATCTAATCGAGTTCGACCAAGATAATACCGTGGACAGTTGGGAGATCTCAAACGGTGCCCGAGGGTTTAACGGAGTATCGAGACACGTCGTTTATATTGGTGGGGCAAGTAAATCCAAACCGAGTTGGTCTAAATTTTACCCTCCTAAAGATACGAGAACACCGGACCAGAAAAATACTCTTTTAACGTATGTTAAATTTATGATTTTAAGACACCCAAACATTAAAGTTATAGGACACAATAATATATCCAACAAGGCTTGTCCGTCTTTCGACGTTACGGATTGGTTAAGGAGTGAGAATATACCTTTTGAAAATATAGGACTATAAATAATAACATTATGAAAAAACTAATTTTAGGCCTGTTAGTGGTCGTTTCTCTGTATTCGTGCAGTACAACTAAAAAACTACTGAAGGAGGACACCTCAGTAAAGAAAACCATTACAGAACGTAAACAGATAACACGTCCAGGCGATACCATTACGATTGACATCCCAAATATTAGGTATAAAGATACTTTAATTACCCGCATCAATTATGAAAATAAAACGATTGCGAGGGTAACGTATGACGATAAAGGTAATCAAAAATTCGAGTGTCTAAGTGCTGAGATAGACGAAAAATTGGAACTAATACGAGAAGAGGTCCAGAACAATATTAAGGAGCAAAACGAAATTAAACGAGATTTTAACCCTCAATATTTTATCTATGCGTTAGGTTTTTTAGTATTGGTAGTCGTTATCGGTTTCGGATTTATGGGTTTTATGTTTATGAAATTACAAAAACAATTACCAGGAATGATCGCAAATATTACTAAAGAGGTACTAAAGTAAACAATAATAAACAATTTTTGTTCCTCTGTAAACTCTTATGTTTATTAACTTTAAAAGGTAAATAAACAAAGTAAACAATAAAATAGTAAATCTTTTTATATTTTAATATCTATATAATATAGGGTATATATTAGTAATTATATACCCTTATAGAAAACATCGTTTATATTGTTTCTTTGTTTACCCACGACCTAAACACTTAAAAATCAAATACTTAAAGAGGAACAAAGATTCTAACTCGATTTTGGATTGATTACCTTTGAAAATTTTACATCTTAACTACTTGAACATCAATATTTTATAATTAATTTATAAAATATTTTCTATTTTTATTAAAAATAATTTTTATTATCTGTTTATCCGTTGTACATTTACACCAGAATTAAAACAGATATTATGAAAAAATTAATTATTATCATCGCAGCAATAATCTTAACTAGTTGTTCTACGGACGACCTAATCGAGAATGAAATGTTAAACGATCCAACAATCGAAAATTTATCCGAGGTATTGCCTGGAGAATGGTCTGCCGAGGAAACGGATTTTAAAATTACTTTCGACCCTTCGACTGTAAAATATGACATCGACGGAACTACTGAGGGCGTTTACGATTACGAAATTATCGAAAACGGTATATTAGTACATTTTGAAAATATCTCGTTAGAGAGGGAAATACTTTTGAGTAATGGGGGTAATACCTTGAAATACTCCGGTATGACTTTCAACAGACAGTAAAATTATTTTACAATTTATTTAAAAATAATTTTTGTATGTTATTTTTATATCCTAATTTAGCCGAAACAAAATATACACCGAATGAAAACGATAGCATTAGATAAAATCATAGAAAAAAAGAAACTGGATAAAAAAGATTTAGCCCAAAGACTTTTCCCAGGTAACAAATACGCATCGTTATCATTAAATCGGGTAATTAAAGGCGACGGATTTTTGGACTCTAACCAAATTAGTTTGTTATCTGAATTGACAAACATACCAATAAACGAACTTTACGAGAATAACGATTGGAGTTCCGAAAGTACAAACGGTGTAATCGTATTCACTTCAAAAGATTACAGGGCAGAGTTAAATATAAAATCAAACCTAACCAAAGTTTTTAAAAACGGATCACTTTTTCACGAGAGTATTATACACTCTGGATCTGTTCCGTTATCTGAATACCTCGACAAATTAGCTGAGGTAATATCTGAACACACAAAAGAGTAAATTTTTTAATAATCAATAAATATTTAGAAAGTATGAGTTTAGTAAATTTAGAAACGAGTTTCGACCCGTCAAATCCAGAGCAATTAGCCGCAGCAATGAATTTTTTATCTGCGTTAGGTGGTAACGGATCAGTAGGTCCAGGAACAACCGTAACGGTACCAGCAACCACAACCGAAGAGCCTAAAAAGGAGGCACCGAAAAAACGTGCGTCCCGTGCAAAAAAACCAGCAGAGACGCCGGAAACTGTAAATACTGAGGAAAAAAAGGAGACACCTTCAGAAACTCCAAAGATTGAACAGAAAGCCGAAAAAGGTATTACTTTAGAGGACATCCGTTCGTTAACTTCTAAGAAAGCGAAAGACCACAGAGAGGCAATAAAGGCCAAGATTACCGAGTGGGGTGCTAATAACGTGGTACAAATCCCAGAGGATAAATTTAAAGAATTTATGGACTTTTTAAACAGTCTTTAAAATTGTCTAGTGTAGAACACTCAACCAGAGCGCACGCGTTATTGTCTGCCTCTGGTGCTTCTCGCTGGATGAATTGTACTCCAAGTGCAAGACTAGAAGAGAAGTTCGACGAGTCGAGTACGTCCTCTTTCGCTGCCGAAGGTACTTTGGCACACGAATTTGGAGACGTTAACCTCAGATTTAAAAATGGGGAAATCGACGAAAAGACCCTAAAAGCCGAATTAAAGAAATTACGTAAAGACAAAAACTACACCGACGAAATGGAATCGGAGGTCGAAAAGTATGTTACTATCGTAATGGAAGCCTTTGCCGTTGCAAAAGCGAGAACACCAGACGCTAAACTCTTAATCGAAGAGCGTGTCGATTTTTCGCACCTAGTCGAAAAAGGTTTCGGAACTGGGGACGTTTGTATCGTTGCCGATGGAATTTTGGACGTTATCGACTTGAAATACGGAAAAGGTGTAAAAGTTGACGCCGATAAAAACCCGCAATTAATGTTATACGGTTCGGGAGCCTTACGTAATTTTGAAATGCTTTACGACATCCATACCGTAAATTTAGTAATCGTACAACCTCGACTGGACCATCTATCGGAGTGGCAAATATCGACCGAAGATTTAATCGAGTGGGGCGAAAAAGAAGTAAGACCAAAAGCGGCGAAAGCCTACCAAGGTAAAGGAGTACAGAAAGCCGGCGATCACTGTAAATGGTGTAAAGTTAAGGCAATGTGTGCAACTCTTGCCGCTAAAAATGTCAAGTTAGCCCAACACGATTTTAAAGATCCGCACCTACTTACTGAAAGTCAAGTTTTAGAAGTGTACAAGCAACAACCTATGTTGGTGGATTGGGTAAATGCCGTCGCTAAATATCTATTAGACGAAGCCGTAAAAGGTAAAAAATGGCCTGGAATGAAACTCGTAGAGGGTCGATCGAATAGAAAATGGCTTGACGATAAAAAAGTCCAAGACGTTTTGGCAGATAATTTATTCGACGAAAAAGACTATACGACTACTAAAATACAAGGTATTACAGCAGTCGAGAAATTAGTCGGTAAATCCGATTTCCCTAAGATCCTGGGCGAATTAGTTATAAAACCACAAGGTAAACCAACGTTAGTTCCTATGTCGGATAAACGTCCAGCAGTGGGGATTGAACAAGCGAAAGAAGATTTTAAATAAAAATATTTTTAAAATAAAGTAAAATTTATTTTCAGTATTTAAAATAAAGTAGTAGTTTAGCAGTATAAATAATAATCATTAATTTAAAATTAAAAGTATGTCAAGTACAAAAGTAATCACAGGAAAAGTCCGTTTTAGTTACGCTCACGTATTCGAGCCGAGTGCTATAAACGAAGGGGACGACAAAAAATATAGTGTATCTATATTGATCCCAAAAACTGACACGGCAACACTTGCCAAAATCAACAAGGCCGTAGAGGCTGCGAAACAAGAAGGGAAAGGAAAATGGAATGGTAAAATACCACCCGTTTTAAAATTACCTTTAAGAGACGGAGACGCGGAACGTCCAGACGACGAAGCGTACGAAGGTATGATGTTTTTAAATGCAAGTTCTAAAAACAAGCCTGGTATTGTTGACGAAAACCGCGACGAGTTAATGTCGAAAGACGAGTTTTACTCTGGTTGTTGGGGACGTGCTTCGGTAAACCTTTACGCTTTTAATGTTAGCGGAAACAAAGGTATCGCCGTAGGACTTAACAACTTACAGAAATTAGAGGACGGAGATCGTCTTTCTGGTGGAGGTGCATCGGCTGCCGAGGACTTCGGATCTGACGACGATTTGTTAGGATAAAATAATCGGGGGATTATAAACGCTTCTTAGCGGAAAGCGTAAGTAAACATAAGAAACTTAAAGACGTATCGTCATCCGCTTTTATGGGGTGGTAGCTCAGTTGGTTAGGGCGGTTTTGTTGCAACATTAGAAACAGATTTCAGGTCGTAGGTTCGAGTCCTACCCGCTCCACGAAAAGACCCAAAGTAAAATTTAATATTAATTTAATAATGTCGCTAGTTATACTTTAATATAAATTCTTTGGGTCTAAAATATAGAGTTTGGAATCTCTCGAAATTGGTTAAGGCCCACCAATAAAATAAAAATTACAGCCCCGTTTTAAAATTTAGTTGCACGGACTTATATAAGCAAGCAAGGACGCACACTGGTAGGAGGCTTACTCCAATACTCTAATTATTTCGTAGTGCGGAAATTACGCCGTACATATTTACATTTTTGTTTATAATGGTTAATCATAGACAGGTTTTTACAGAAGTTCTCAAACTATCTGAGTGAAGCGAGACACTATAATCGGAGCCGTGGAAACAAGTCGTAATATGCATCATTTTTTGGAGTAGTTGTAAAACTCCTAACAAGGATTATCCGAGGCCTAAAACTACGGTAAACGGACAGGCAACCCCGACAGAGTTTCCCGTATAATTTTTGGGTGTAAGGGATGGTAATACTGATACTTAATGTCTATGTGAAGCACTGGACGCCCAATTTATTTTTAATCTAATAATTGAAAAAATAAAAATATGGCTCATAAATTACACATCGACATCGAGACTTACAGCTCGGTCGATATTACCAAGGCCGGAGCTTATCGATATTGTGAGTCAATAGATTTTGAAATACTTATCCTTTGTTATGCTCACGACGACCAACCAATCCAAACAATAGACCTTTTACAAGGCGAAAAAATACCACAGGATTTTATCGATGCACTCTTAGACCCGACAGTCGAAAAACACGCACATAATGCAAATTTTGAACGTAACGGATTCCGTGCAATAGGTTACGACGTTCCGATCGATCAATGGTTTTGCTCTGCGATAAAAGCGGGATATTGTGGTTTACCTTTAAGTTTGGGCGGAGTTTCTGAGGCCTTGAAATTAGAGGAAAAGGGGAAATTAACGACGGGTAAAGCCTTAATACGATTTTTTTCATGCCCTATCAAACCGACTAAATCTAACGGGCAAAGAGTCCGAAATTTTCCAATACACGATCCCGAAAAATGGGCAGAGTATAAACGTTACTGTTTTAATGATGTCGAGGCAGAGAGAGAAATCGGCGTTATACTGAAGGACTACCAAATTACAGAATTTGAAAGACGTAACTATATTCTGGACCAGGAAATAAACGACAGGGGTATTTTAATAGATGTCGATTTTGCCGAAAACGCTTACGCCTTAGACCAGATTAATTCCGAAAAGGTAGGCGAACAAATGAAAAAATTAACGGGTTTAGACAATCCGAACAGTCCGAAACAGTTAAAAGATTGGTTAGGAAACCAAATGCAAAAAGAAATTAAATCACTTGCGAAGGGCGAAATTCCAACACTAATTGACGAAGCTGGACCAGGACTTGTCTCGGATGTCTTAAACCTTAGATCGAGAGCCTCTAAAACCTCGATTAAAAAATATGTCGCAATGCAAAATTGCGTTTGTTATGATGGTAGGGCTCACGGACTTTTCCAATTTTACGGAGCTAATAGGACAGGACGTTGGGCAGGACGTTTAATCCAATTACAAAATTTACCACAAAACCACCTGGAGGAACTCGCAAAAGTTAGAGAGGTATTTAAAGACGGAGATTACGAAAACGTATCTATGTTATACCCCGAAGTTTCCTCGACACTTTCTCAGTTAATCCGTACCGCGTTTATTGCAAAACCCGGACATACTTTCGCCGTTGCCGATTTTAGTGCGATTGAGGCCCGAGTAATTGCCTGGTTAGCGAATGAAACTTGGCGTATGGACGTATTTAATTCACACGGTAAAATATACGAGGCGTCGGCGTCTCAAATGTTCGGAATACCAATCGAGAAAATAGACAAGTCCACCGAAGAGGGTTCGGCTTTAAGAAATAAAGGAAAAGTCGCAGAACTTGCCTTGGGGTACCAGGGGGCGTTGGGTGCACTTAAACAGATGGGCGGCGAGGCGATGGGTCTTTCAGATATTGAAATGGAAACCATCGTTAAAAAATGGCGAGGTAAAAGTCCTATGATTGTAAGACTTTGGAAAAGTGTCGAGGGTTACGCTTTACGAGCACTTAGAAACCCGCACAAAAAATACATTTTAGAACTGTTTAAAGGTTTAGAATTTTACTACGACGGTATTTCACTAACTATAAAATTACCTTCAGGCAGAAAATTATTTTACAATAATCCAAGGATCAAACCTAACAAATGGGGTCGAGACGCTATCCAATACAAAGGGACGCACCAAATGACGAAAAAATGGGGGTGGATTGATTCTTACGGTGGTAAATTTACAGAGAACATCGTCCAGGCCATAGCGAGAGATTTACTTGCTTACTCGATGTTACGTTTAAATGAGGAAGGTTTTAATATCGTAATGCACGTACACGATGAAGCCGTGGCAGAAATTCCCGACGATGGTAACATCTTCAAAAAGAAAAACGAATTAAATCGAATGTGTAAAATTATGGGCGAGACAGTACCTTGGGCGAAAACCCTCCCTTTAGTAGCAGACGGATATATCACACCATTTTATAAAAAAGACTAATCGAAAATGCAATATAACGAAACGATACACATAGCGACAGGAATGTCGGCAAAGTCCAAAATTTGGAAAAATAAAAAAGTATTATGGTCTGAACTTGTTTCCAAAATATCCGAACCACACCATACAAACGAAACTTTTAAAGAATATATGTCCTCAACAAAGGACGAACAATCTAAGATAAAAGATGTCGGGGGTTACGTTGGTGGATATTTGAGAAACGGTCGTCGTAAACCCGAAAACGTGGTACATCGTCAAATTATGACTTTGGACATCGATTTCGCGCATTTAGATTTTTGGGACGATTTCTGTTTACAGTTTGATAACGCTGCAATATTACACGCCACACACAAACACTCAGACGAAAGCCCAAGATACAGACTAATAATGCCGCTATCGAGAGAGGCAACACCGGACGAATACGTGGCCGTTTCTCGTAAGATTGCGGGGACGTTAGGTATTGAGCTATTCGATAATACTACATTCGAGACAAACCGTTTAATGTTTTGGCCGTCGTCTCCAAAAGATGTCGATTATTACTGCGAGGTACAGGACGGAATTTGGGTTGATGTGGACGCAGTTTTGGAAACTTATATCGATTGGAAGGATTCAAGTTTATGGCCTACCGCAGACAGAAAAATACAGGAGGTAAACGGATTTGTTGAAAAACAAGAAGATCCAGAGAATAAAAAAGGAATCGTCGGCGCATTTTGTAGAGCGTACACGGTTACTGAGGCAATCGCCGAATTTTTAAAAGATGCTTACACACCAACAACCGACGGACGATTCACATACGCCAAAGGGACAACAGCGTCAGGACTTATTCTCTACGACGATAAATTCGCATATTCGCACCACGGTACAGACCCATGCAGCGGTAAACTCTGCAACTCTTTTGATTTAGTACGTATCCATTTGTTTGGACATTTAGACCCCGACAACGAATACAGAAACGGAAATACTAAGAGTTTCAAGGCAATGGAGGAATTCGCCAGAGCCGACAAAGAAGTAAAACAAGTAATCGCAACCGAGAATTTTACAGAGTCGAAATATGATTTTGCCGAACCTTTAGAAAATTCGGAAGAGGACATCGACTGGATGGGCGAACTTGAAATCGACACCAAAGGGAAATATTTATCGAGTGCAAACAATATAAATCTAATTTTCGCCAACGATGTAAGATTAAAAGGACTTTTTAAACATAACGAGTTCGACGGTAAAAGATACGTTTTCGGCAATATTCCGTGGCGAAAAATAGCAAAACCCGAAGCGGTTAAAAATGTGGATTATTCAGGAGTGCGAAACTACATCGAAAGTATTTACGGCATTACTGGTAATTTAAAGATTGAAGATTCCATGGCCTTGGAATTTGAAAGAAACGTTTTCCATCCCGTTATGGACTATCTGGAGGGTGTAAAATGGGACGGTAAAAAAAGAGTCGATACATTGTTAATCGATTATTTAGGGGCTGACGACAACATTTATACACGAGAGGCAATCCGAAAAACTTTAGTTGGTGCGGTTGCTCGAATATTCCGACCAGGTTGTAAGTTCGACATGGTGTTAACCTTAATCGGGGACCAGGGGACAGGAAAAAGTACCATTGTAAAAAAACTCGGCGGGAAATGGTTTTCCGATACTTTTATGACGGTACACGGTAAAGAAGCATTGGAGCAGATACAAGGGGCTTGGATTATTGAAATGGCGGAACTTTCAGGATTACGAAAAGCGGATGTGGAATCGACCAAACATTTTATATCTAAACAAGAGGACACCTTCAGACCCGCATACGCTCGAACGTCTGAGACATATAAAAGACAATGTATTTTTGTCGGTACGTCAAACAAAAGGGATTTTTTAAACGATTCAACAGGAAATCGAAGATTTAATCCGGTAGATGTTGGGTCGTCAGAACACGCAGACAAAAACGTATGGGACGATTTAACCGACTCAGAAATCGACAACATTTGGGCGGAAGCCGTTACAATGTTGAGAGAAGGGGAATCTCTTTTCCTAAGCAAAGAGGCGGACAGTATGGCAAAAGTAGAGCAGAAAAACCACAGTTCGACAGACGAACGATCGGGTATTATTTCGGAGTATTTGGATATTAAACTGCCAGAGAATTGGGACAAAAAAGACGTTTACCAAAGACGGGATTTTCTCGCAGACGAGAGCTTGGAAAAACAGGGTACAATTTTAAGGGATTACGTTTGTGTCGCTGAGATTTGGTGCGAGTGTTTAGGTAAAGAAAAAACCGAAATGGACAGATATAAAACTAGAGAGATAAACGAAATCTTGCGAAGTTTAGAAGACTGGGAACAATCCAAGTCAACAAAGAATTTTAAAAACTACGGAAAACAAAAGTATTATTCTCGAAAACTTTATTAGAATGTCGCATCTTGGTAATTACAAACATTATTTAAAATACAGAAAAACAAAAATGATCGAGTCTGAAAAACTACTCGAAACCAAATTAAAAAACTACGGAAAACAAAAGTATTATTCTCGAAAACTTTATTAATTATGAAAATAGAACCAATAATTTACGAAACAACACGGGGTATTTACAGCATAGAAGATAAACTATCTATTGCTTCTTTAGTATTATTTAGCTGGAAATTAGGAAGTAAAACTTTTTGTAAACTTTTATACACTAAAGATTATAGCCAATTTATTGCCGATTTAAGCAATAAATATAAGGGTCATGGAGTAAAATTAGATATTAGACTTGACGACAAACAAATAAAGAACGCATTAATAAAAACCATTGAAAAAGTAAGAGAAAAAGAAGATAAAGACGGATATTTAAAAGCACTATTTGAAAACGATGAGTTTGCGCTTGCAATAGATGATATAATAAACAATAGTCTGCCAAATTTGCACGCTACTATAAAGGAGATGCAAACAGAGATAGACGAAATAAATAGTCTTTTAGGTTTATGATCGAGTCGGAAAAGCTAATCGAAACCAAACTAAAAAACGGTACTGAGAAAATGGGCGGATGGTGTATAAAAATGTTATCCACCCATTTAACTGGATTACCCGACAGGGTTTGTCTTTTCCCCGGTGGAATTATATTCTTTGCTGAGATCAAAACCACAAAAAAGAAAGCGAAAAAAATACAAATTTTAGTGCATCATAAAATTAGAAAGTTAGGATTTGACGTCCATTTAATTGATACGTCCGCACAAATAAATCAAATATTGGAAAATGTTAAACGAAAGTAATTTACACAACTACCAGAACGCTGCAGTTAATCACATCATGGAAAAATCGCATTGTGCTTTATTTCTGGATATGGGTTTAGGGAAAACGGTTTCAACTCTGACGGCCATAAACAAATTAATGTTTGAGGACTTGGACATATCGTCCGTTCTGGTGGTTGCACCAAAACGAGTTGCCGAAAGTGTTTGGGGTGCTGAGACTCAGAAATGGGGACACCTCAACCATTTAAAAGTGGTATTAATTGCGGGAACTGCGAAACAACGCCGAGAAGCCCTCAGCAAAAAAGGGGATATTTATATGCTCGGTCGGGACAATGTATCTTGGTTATGTGGTCAATATGGTGGGTCGATGTTGCCTTTTGATATGTTGGTACTCGATGAAAGTTCAAGTTTTAAGAATCCAAAATCAATTCGTTTTAAATCTTTACGGGGTGTACAACCCTCGTTTAAAAGAGTGGTTGCATTAACAGGAACGCCGGCACCAAATAGCCTTCAGGATCTTTGGCCTCAAATCTATTTATTAGACCGTGGCGAACGTTTAGGTAAATATGTTACGAGATTCCGAGACGAATACTTTACACCAGGAAAACGAAATGGCGCAATTATCTATAAATACGATTTAAAAAACGAGGCGGAACAGAGAATCCACGACGCAATCGGGGATATTTGTATGTCAATGAAAGCCAAAGACTATTTGGATCTACCGGGACGTATTGAAAATATTATAAATATTCCTATGCCTTTGGACATTGCGGATAAATACGCAGAATTTGAGAGGGAACAAGTATTGCAACTTTTTGAAAATCAAAGCGTCGAGGACTCAATATCAGCGGTAAACGCTGCGGCACTATCCAATAAATTATTACAGTTTGCAAATGGTGCGGTTTACGATGCTGAGAAAAACGTCCACGTAATCCACGATTTGAAAATCGAAGCAATAAAAGAAATAATTGAGGACACGAACGGCAAACCAATATTAATTGCATGGACGTACCGATCGGATATGCACCGACTAAAAGAGTCGTTAAAAAAATACAAACCCAGAGAACTAAAAACGGACCAGGACATACGAGATTGGAACGGCGGAAAAATCCGAGTGTTAATGATGCACCCCGCCTCTGGAGGGCATGGGCTTAATTTACAAGCCGGTGGAAACAACATTGTTTGGTTCGGGCAAACTTGGTCGTTAGAATTAGAGCAGCAATTTAACGCCCGATTGGATCGTCAGGGACAACAGAATGTCGTCGTAATAAACAAACTTTGTATCGAGGGAACAATCGACCTCGACGTAATAAAAGCCCAAGAGCGTAAAGCAAAAGGACAGGACGGTTTAATGGAAGCCGTAAAAGCGAAAATTAAAAAATATCTAAAATAAATGCTACAATTACTAAACGGCGATTGTTTAATCGAAAGTGATAAAATAGAAAACGGATCAGTTGATTTAATATTAACGGATTTACCCTACGGAACTGTAAAAGATCTATTCAAAGATGTTGACGGAAGATCCAAAACGTCGTGGGACACCGTTATCGATACCCACAAGATTATGGATATCGCAAACAGAATACTGCGTAAAAATGGTAAAATGGTCATGTTTGCTCAAGACCCATTCTCTACCGAGTTAAAAAACAAAGCTATTGCAAACATACCTTATAACTACTCTTTGATTTGGGAAAAAGATAATTTTGCAAACGGCCTAATGGCAAAAAAAGCACCCGTAAAATATTTTGAAGATATTTTAGTGTTTAGTAAAAGTGCGGAATTCGAGGGACTCCACCCACTACGCCCGTATTTTGAAAAGGTATTCAAATCTTTAAAATGTTATAAAAAGGATTTAATTAGTAATTTAGGGCAAAGAGCCGACCACGTATTTAGGTTTGATAGTTCTCAATTTGAGCTATGTACGGAGGAAACTTACGAAGATATCATATTCTTTTACGGCATAGATTCAAACGGATGGTTTAAAGAGTATTCGGTTTTAAACGAAATAGATACAAGATACAAAAAGAAATATTCGAGTACATTTAACCTATGGGAGGGTCGCAAATCTAAAAGTAACATCTTGAAATATAGAAAAGATTACGACGGATATCACCCCACACAAAAACCCATTCTTTTGTTAGAAGATTTGATAAAAACATACAGTAACGAGGGCGACTTGATTGTCGATTTTACCATGGGGTCAGGCAGTACGGGTGTTGCGTGCATAAACACGAATAGACAATTTACAGGAATAAAAAAAGAAAAGGAGTATTTTAATATCGCAGAAAAAAGGTGTGCGGATGCTCAGGATTTGAAAAGTTTAATAGGTTAAAATAAAAAATATGCAAAGTAAAAAACAATCGTCGATTGAAAGTGTTACAAATATAGTTGTCGGACTAATTACCAGTTTTTTAATTCAACTTTTTTTATATCCAGTTTTAGGGATTCCCGTAACGATAAACCAAAATATTACCATTACGTTAGTGTTTTTCGTGGTTTCCTTTTTAAGAAGTTACGGCCTCCGCCGATATTTTAATAAAAAACATTCAAAATAATATGGCTTTTTATTATGTCCTATTTGAAAATATTTAAAATAAATTTCATTTTTTAATGAAAAAGTTTTTTAGTTTAAATAAAACGCCGTAGATTTGACATATCAAAATAGGGAAGCCGAAAACTATAAAGAGTAGGTAATTTTATAAATATATAAATACATGTACACATTAAGAACAATTAACGACGGAAAAAACGGAGCGGTACTCAACCAAGAATTAGGAGAATGCTACTCAGAAGTAAACCGCTTTGAACACCCTGAAAGATTCAGAGAGCTTTTTAAAAAGGTATTCAATAAAAATCACGTTGCTGATTTAGATTCCACGTCTGATACTGATACCCAACAAACTATCGGGTTTATAATCAGTGCGAACGATAACATAATACCCATAAGTCAGGGATTGGCTAACTACATTATGACAGAGAGCGGCAGAACTTTTGAGAGAGTTAATAAATCTATGACAAAACAGCGATTCAGTAAATAATCCTAAAAGCGGCAACTACTAAGGTTGTCGCTTTTTATCAAAGATATAGAAATTATGAAAAAATTAATAAAAAGGTTATTTTATGTAATGGTTTGCTCTTTAGTTTATTGGGCTGCCGTTTTATCAATATGTAATTAAAAAATCAAAACAATGAAGATAGTAAAAGTTAGAGACGTAAAAACTCCCGAACGTGGGACGGCGAAATCAGCGGGTATCGATTTTTTTGTACCAAACGATTTTCCCGGTAATCATTTTTTAGCACCAACACAGGACGTGCAAATCAAATCGGGTATTTATGCCAAAGTACCGAAAGGTCATGCGCTTATCGTTATGAATAAGTCAGGACAGGCAACTCGAAAAGGTTTACAAGTTGGTGCGTGTGTGATCGATGAAGATTACCAAAACGAAATCGAAATCCATGTCCGTAATATTGGCGGCGATGTCGTAGAAATTGAACCAGGCGAAAAATTGGTCCAAATGTTATTGGTACCGGTATCATATCAAGGTATCTCGATTGTTAGCGAAATAGGTAAATTATTCCCGACACCTTCAGAACGTAAAGGCGGTTTCGGATCAACAGGGACGAAATAATGGGACACATACACCAAACATCGAATTTCACTACTGTACAAAATGCGTTCGTAATGTTCCATGATTGGATCAACAAATACCCGCATTTTTCTGAGGAAGGTAAAAAGACAATATTTAATACTGGTTTCTATATTACCGAACCGATGTCCTTAAAAATGGACGTGGATTGGTACGAAAGTAAATCCGATAAAAAGAAACACCCTGAATTGTCAGAGGTTTACGAACTCAACGCACTTGGCAGACTTACAACCGATAATTTCTACATTGAAACGGTTACAATGCCCCACGGTGTAGGTTTGTCGATACATATTCATAATTTAGATTTATGGAACGATTTAGAGGGTTTACACTTCTATTTTACCGACTTACTCCGACACTTTGCCAATTATAAGGGGTTAGGTATGGACTGGATATATTACAATGTTACACGACTGAGTGTACCTTTAGAACACTGCGAGGCACAATCTGAGTACTATAAAAATAACCCGGTCGATTAATGGTATTGCAGACGGAACAAATAAAGTCAGAATCGGAAAAGTGTTTTAATTACGAATTTTACCACCCGACCACTTTACGACGTTGTTTCGCTTGGATTCCAAAATCCCAAATAGAAGAATTAAATTTTAATCAAATCAAAATACCCGACTGGCTCTGGTATTCCATAAAACAAAAATTATGAGTTTAGAAATTATCGACATTTTACCTCAGTTAGAGAAACAATGTACAGACCACGAGGGTACGCCTCAAATAATCATTTGCAACGCTAGAACTCTGCAAAGATTGAGTAGATCCAGAGTACAAAATCCGAGAGACGGGAAATTGTACAACCCTAGAACCGATATTGGGACTTTAGACGGTATCGAGATTATAACGAGTCCAGAGGTTAAGGACGACACCTTCAGAATCTTTTAACTATGCAAATTGTAATCGCAGAAAATAAAAAATATATCTATTTAGGTATTGATCCCGAAAACGAGATCCCTTTAACGTGGGAACAGATGCAAGATTTAAAAGACGAATATTTCCCCGATACTGTTTTTATCGAGGTATTTCCCAAAAAATCGGATATTATAAACAAGGCTAACAACCGACATTTATTCCACCTTAAAAAATCAATCGTACCATCTTTGTCGGATTTAGAAGATAATATGGACGTTAAAAGGATTATTAATTTATGATAAAAAGTAAGGTTTTAACGATTCCGATTTACGGAGACAAATACCGAATTTTACTTTACAATGATAATGCCGAAGTAAAAGAAAAATATTTCGGTTTAGATGTCAGAGATACGGACGGATTTATCCACACTCACAAAGGTAAAAACTATTTAGGTTTAAGAGTGTACAAACGAAAAGGGTATTTATATCCGACACCTGGGATAATTGCCCACGAATGTAAACACGTTGTAAATAAGATTTTCGGAGATATAGGACAGGAACTCGATAGATTTAACGACGAGGCAGAATGTTACTTGTTAGGATGGTTAGTAAACAGAGTCCACGAATTTACGGACAAAAATAAAACAGATTTTAAAATATGAATGTATTAAGTTTATTCGACGGAATGTCGTGCGGACAAATTGCCTTGGATAAATTAGGTATAAAAGTGGACAATTATTTCGCGTGTGAAATCGATAAAAGTGCGATGCAGGTAGCCCAAAAGAATTTCCCTAATACGGTACAACTTGGAAGCGTTACGGATTTACTAGACATCGATTTATTATTGCCTAAAATTGATTTGGTTATCGGAGGCAGTCCGTGCCAAAGTTTCAGTTTTGCGGGTAAACGTAAAGGGATGGCCACGACTTGTAATATCGAGGTTTTATCTCTGGATCAATATTTGGAACTGAAGGACGAAAATTTCGTTTTCGAGGGACAATCGTATTTGTTTTGGGAATACCTCAGAATTTTACAGGAGGTTAGGGACGTAAATCCAGACGTTAAATTCCTATTGGAAAATGTAAATATGTCTAAAAAAATGGAAATCGGTAATTTCTAACAATTTAGAAACTGAGCCCGTTTTTATAAATTCGACATCATTTTCGGCGCAGTCCAGACCTCGACTATATTGGTCTAATATTGAAATTGACGAAGTGCCCGAGAACACCTCAACGATCCAGGATATAATTATCGAACCTTCAGACCCTAAATTGTTGTTAGAAAACAATACGTATTGGGATTTAACTATCAAAAACGGGGAATTTAGAATCGACGAACTCTTAAAAAATTATAGAAACGTTGACGAATTGAGTAACGATATAAAATTGATCTCAGTAATTACGGGCGACACCCCGTCGAATATATCTCGACAAGGCGATCGAGTTTACAGTATTTCAGGTAAAAGTCCGTGTTTAACTACGTCCCAAAAAATAAAGGTCGATTGCGGCAGCGACGACGTTTATAAATGGCGTTTTCTATCGGCCGCAGAACACGAAAGACTGCAAACGGTACCAGACGGATATACTATTGGAGTGAGTGAGGCACAACGATACAGAATGTTAGGGAATGGGTACTCAGACCGAGACAAGGCCCGAACGTTATTAGTTAGCGATTCCCGACCTCTGAGTACTCCTGTAAAAATGCTACATAGATATTTTAATAAAGGTTTTACCACTCTTATTTTTAAGTCTGAGGAACATTATATCGAGGTAAAAAAACACTTCGATTTACACTTTAAAGATTTATCCGCAAAAGAAATCGACCAAGTATGTATCGATGTTGATTTGTCGATATACGAAGGTCTTAGATATATGGTAAAATCTGAACGTGAGGCCTGCCAAACAGTACCAATCGGCTACACCAACAACCTAACAGAAAACGAAGCCGCCGACCTTTTAGGGGACGGGTGGACGGTCGATGTAATTGCACACATTTTTAAAAATATGAAGTATGAAAAGTAAAGAACCAATCTCGGATTTAGCCGAGTTTTTAGGAGAAAAATACGAAAAGGAATCGGAAAAGTTAATCCAAAATAACGTCCGACTGGCGACTAAATTATCGGCGATGCTCTGTATGTTTGAGGCGTATTATACCGAATATTCCCAAAACCAACAAGAGTTGATCCGACAAGTCGATGTCGCTATGACTGAGAAAGCTGCAGACGATACCGACCATCTAAAACAGATTAAAAGAACATCGAAAAATAAATTAAACAGGATCAAAAACCAGGACGCCCGATTCGATAAATTTTTCAAGGAGTTTAATAAAGAGTTTACAAAGTATTTCGGAGACGGTACCGGGGAAATGTCGGGTACTCTATTGGATGCGTTCGACGCTTTTTGGAATACCGTAGTAAGAATCGACGAAAAGTCCGTCGGTATAAATAAAGAATTTTTAACTTAATTAATAATCAATAAAAATAGAAATTATGGCTAAAATAGCAGGATGGAAAGTTGACAAAGTGGCCCGAATTATGGTTAAACCTATGGTCGGAAAGTCCAACGAAATTAAAAAGGAAATGGAACAAATCTTGACGGATGGAATTTTAAAAGTTTTACCAAAAGACGTTGTTTCCTTCTTTGAAAAATACCCGAATAGGATTAACAAACAGGGCTACATATCTTTAAAAACCGAGATACAAGGCGAGAAAAAGAAATTTAAAACGTCTATGTATGTTTATCCAAAATGTCCAGAGGTTAGCGATACAGACCTCGACAAAGTTTTAAAAGAGGGTACGCCTTTACTAAAACAGCTAAACAGATTACAACGTAAAGAGTATAAAATAAGTGCGGAGGCAACTTCTTTTGAAAATAAGATTAAATGTACGTTGAGTAAATTATCTACTTACGCAAAAATTAGAGATAATTTCCCAGAGGCTTACAAAGTACTAACGGAAAAAGTAGATAAAGTAGAAAACGACGAAGAGTCTATCTGCGACAATGTGGAAAAATTAAGAGCTGAATTTAACAAGAAATCAAAATAATATGAAAGCAGTACCATTTAAAGATCAAAACATCGTAATCGCTGAGAACCAAGAGGAATACGAGAATTTACCAGCATTGGCACAAACGAACGGAATTATATCGTTTTGTATGGAGTTGGACGAAAAGGACATCGAAAAGGTTACGTCTGAAGGTGTGGCAAACATAACAGTTTTAAACTTTGGCGGGCCTGTACAACCGATCGCGGTATCTGTACATAAACCAGAGTTCCCAATATCGCCAACAATCCACACGGACAGCAATCCTAAATCGTGGGACGATGAAAACGGTACGGCGACATTCGGTAAACCTCTGACAAAAATGGAGACTTTAATCCTAGAGAAAACGAAAGTACTTTGGATCTCGACAATCACATACGGACGACCTTTACAACCAATTAGCCAAACTCTATAATTATGAGAAAAATACCGAGAGATTTAAAGTACGCAAATAAAGGATCTAACACATTAAAAAGAAAATCCCCGAAGGTTTACAGGAATCAACCTTGTACCTGCGGCAGCGGAATAAAAGCCAAAAAATGTTGTTACTCGGCATATTCTTAATGCTTTTTTAGGACGGATATAAAAATAAATTTCACTTTTTTGTAAAAATATTTTTTATATCCGTTTATCCGTTGTATATTTGTAGAGAACAAAAACGGATATTATGACAACTTTTGAAACAGGAAAATCTTACGGAAACGATCTAACAATTAAAGTTTTATCGAGAACAGCAAAGACAGTAACTATCGAGACAACCGCTTGGGGAATCAAAAGGGTAAAAGTAAGAGAGTACCAAAAAGGGGTCGAGTCAATATCTTTTAAGGCTTGGTTAATTATAGCGACTGAGACATTTAATCCCGTGGTTGCCGCCCAGACTACAATGGAAAACGCATATTACAGATAAATATGCGTTACGATCTTAAACTACTGAAGGACGGACTCAGAGACGTAAAAAGGGAACGGGACGACATAATGGGTCGGAGTTTTCCTTTTTTACACCAAGAGGAAATCGACAAGGTGGACGCCATCGTGGACCAGGTAGAATCTGCGATTAAACTTTTAGAAGATACAACCTTTAAAGTGGACGCGTTCGCAAATAAAAGAGCCTTGAAATTGGAGGACTATCCTATTATATCGGCACGGTTTGCAAGAGGGGAAAATTTACAGGATCTCGCCGATAAATATGGAGTAAGTTACAAAACTGTACAAAGAGCAATTAAACATTATAAAGAAAATCGATAATATTATGGATGAATCAATACAAAAATGGTATTTAGAAAATTTCTCAGATGATCCAGAAGGGGAAAATATAAACAATACATTAACTTTCGCAGAATTGGCGATAAATATCCCTAAAGTTTATGAACTTTTAGAGGTTCACGACTCAATAGTACGGGAAAATGTTTTTACAGAATTAGCAAACAGATTAAAACTTGAATACGACCAAATTTATAATGTTTGGTTACATAACGATTAATATTATGGTAAAAATATTCTACGACGTAGAGACTACGGGAACAAAGTCCAATCGACATTCGATACATCAATTATCTGGTATTGTTGAGGTGGACGGCTTAATCGCTGAGGAATTTAACTATAAAGTTAGGCCCCACGAAAAGGCAGAGATTACAAAAGAGGCGATGTCGGTTTGTGGTAAAACTGCAAAGGAAATTTTATCCTATCCCGAAATGTCGGTGGTATTCCCTGCATTTTTAAACCTTTTAAAAAGATACATTAATCCATACGAAAAACAGACAAAAGCGTGGCTAATTGGTTTCAATAATCGAAGTTTTGACGACCTATTTTTGCGAATGTTTTTCGAGTTGAACAAAAACACCTATTATAATTCGTGGTTCTGGTCCGACTCAATCGACGTACTCTGTTTGGCCTCTGAATATCTTATGGACAGACGTAAAAGTATGCCGAGTTTCAAACTTAAACGTGTGGGATTAGAACTCGGATTGGCCGTTGATCCCGACAGTTTGCACGACGCTTTATTCGATGCAAGATTGACGCGAGACATTTACAGGATAGTAACAGGAATCGAAATCGAGTTGTAATATGGGAAGATTTAAAGAAAACCTCATAGGTGTATTATCTATTTTGTTGATTGTTTATGTCGTTAAGACTATAAAATACGAGAGAAAAATACAACTTTATAAAGATATTAAAGTTTTACAAACCGAGATAATTACCTCAGATAGTTGTACAATTTCAAAATTAAGAAGTATTATAAAATTACACGAAAACCACGTTTACAGGATGCAATTAATCGCAGGTATTAAAAACCCGGATAGTGTTTTTACCTATAAAGAAAAAGTCTGCAACCCCGTGAATTTTAAAAACCTTACTACTTATGAAAGCAATAAATAGAGTATTAAATACATACGGAACTCCGTCGATAGTTGTCGCAATAGTGTCGATTATCGTAATATTTTTAAATATTTACTCCTTATTTCAGTAACATATCTAAAATCCCACTAGCGGACGCATAAACAAAGGTAAACAGTCGTAAACAATGATTGTTTACCTTTATTAGTCTGATACATAAGGGTTTACAGGCGGTAAACAATGTAAACAATAAAAAGGGTAAACTATACGGAGGTAATAAAGTAATAAACAACGTAAACAATAATAAACAATGATTGTTTACTTCAGAAAGTCAATGTTTACGGGGTCTTAGGTACTAAATAAACAATGTAAACAATAAAATAGTATATCTTTTTATATTATTAAATATATAGAAAATACCCATAAATGCACGCGATTTAGTATATTATATACTGTGACGAAATTTATCGTTTATATTGTTTCTTTGTTTACAGGGGGTTTAATTGTCTGGTTTATAGGTGGTTACGGTGGAACAATAAAATATCGGTCTTTTTGATTGTTTACATATTCGGGTTAATTGGCTGATTGTCTGATAGTTGGACGATAAAATATTGTTTACGCGTCTCGTTTTGTATTTATTTTGTAGATTTGTTAAAAATTATTTTTAGAAATGTACAGCGAAGAGGATAAAAAGATAATGAAGTCCAGAATTGTCGAAGAGATCGAGAAAAAAAGATCTCTGCACGATATTTTGGAAAATGATATTTTGGGCGAGTTTCCTAACGCGTCAACAGTTTACGAGTGGTTAAATGAAAATTCTAATTACTACGATGCCGAGTTTTCCAATAACTACGAGCGTGCGAGAGACATCCGAGCCGACAAAATATTCGAGGAAATGTTACAGATTGCCGATACGCCCGTCCTAGGCGAGACGGTTAAATCCGGATTGTTAGGGGACGAAACTACGACGGGCGATATGTTGCAGCATCGACGTTTACAAGTGGACACTCGTAAATGGATTCTCGGTCGAATGAAGCCAAAGAAATACGGGGACAAGATCGAAACCACAATTACAGGAGGGGACAAACCCGTACAAACAGTCGATTATACAAAACTATCTCCGGAGTTCCTGGAGGAACTAGCAAAACAAGCCGATGTCAATAAACCTAAATCCTAACGAGGCACTGGCCGAGTTATGTCGTCGGTCGTTTTATAGATTTGTGCAAGAGTTTTGGAGTGTTATAATTCCCGAAGATCCCGTCTGGAATTGGCATATAAAATACCTATGCGACGAACTCCAACACCTCAACACTTTTGTAATGGCCCGACAGCCAAAACCGTATGATTTAATTATAAACATACCTCCAGGATCTACAAAATCCACCATTGCGACGCAGATGTATAACGCCTGGGTCTGGACAGTTGATCCGTCCCAAAGGATTGTCGGGTCGAGTTATGCACATACTTTATCCCTATCCCACGCCGTAAAGACTAGGGATATTGTTACCTCGGACAAATACCAAACATTATTCCCAACCGTGGTACTGAAGGCAGACCAGAGCGCAAAATCTGACTTTCTTAACACCTCGGGCGGGCAGAGGTTTACAACCTCAACGGGTGGAACAATTACAGGGATGCACTCGCACCAAATCATAATCGACGACCCTTTAAATCCTAAGCAGGCGGCGTCTGACGCTGAGAGATTAACGGCCAACGATTTTTGTACTAAGACCCTATCGACCCGTAAGATAGACAAGAAAATATCCGTTACCATTTTGATAATGCAGAGACTCCACGAGGAAGATCCGACGGGGGTTATGTTATCAAAAAAGGGTAAAAAAATCAAACATATTTGTTTACCAGCAGAGGACAAAGGGAACGTATTACCGCCTGAGTTATCCGCTAACTACACCGATACAGGCCTGGGGAAATACAAACTTTTAGATCCTGTACGTCTCGACGATGAGGTATTGGCGGAGTCTAAAATCGACCTCGGTTCGTTCGGTTATGCAGGACAGTTCGACCAAAAGCCGGCACCCGAAGAGGGTGGAATAATGAAACGGGATTGGTTTCCGATTGTACCGTGGCAACAGGAGTACTCGAACCTGGTTTGGAACTTCGTAGCAGATACGGCCTACACCAAAGACGAAACCAACGACCCGTCTGGGTACATCGCATACGCTGAATACGAAAACGATTTTATTATCCGTATGGCTGAGACTGAGCATTTAGAGTTCCCCGAATTGTGTAAAGCTCTGCCGACTTTCGCACACGCCAACGGATATACTCGACGATCTTTGGTCGAGATAGAACCAAAGGCCTCTGGTAAATCCCTGGTCCAGACGTTGAAAAAAGAAACTAAACTAAACGTAAAAGAGGGCGTACCACCAGCAAAGGACAAAACGGCAAGAGCCAAAGACAGTTCCCCAACGTGTGAAGCTCAGAGGGTTAAACTAATCCGAGGGACTTGGAATAAAGCATTTTTGGACCAGGTTACTATATTCCCGAACGCAACACACGACGAGTATATGGACTGTTTGACTATGATGGTCGGAGGTAAGAAACCAAAGAAAAAAGGTTTAAAACGTAGAAACTAAAAAGGCCCAACAGTTAGTCGAGCCTTACAATTTTTTTTGAGGTGGTTTAATTACCTCATTAAGTTAGATAATCCGAGAGCTAAATCGTCAGTTTGACAATTTTTACATTGTTTTACACCTCTTTGGATATTGTAATTTTCGTCGTAAACAGGGTAAGACATACCCAACATTTCCCCACCGCATAAGTCGCACGGGTTTTTAATTTCTAAAGATTTGTTTTTGATCGCCATATTTTTCTAGTTATCGTCTCGTTTGGATTTGATTAAAAAATCTGTTAAACCATCGAACACGGTTTGGCGATTACTGTTTTTAAACTCTAATGTTTTCATATTTTCTATTTTAGATTATGAACAAATATAAAAATAATTTTTAACATAAACTAAAAATAAATTTATTTTGTTTTTAGCGAGGTTGTATATTAAAATTTTATTATATCTTCGTAGCATTAAATTGAATATTAATTAAAAACAATCTGCAAAATGGGATTATTAGTAAACTGCCCACAAGGGGCTGCCATTGCTGACGTTGGTATCGCAAGATGTCCAGAGTCAGTCGGACAAATCCAAAAGGCTGCATTTCAACGACTATTCTCGGCAGCAGGAGTAAAAAATAAATTCGAGGTTGCTACGGCAAACCCTAACGTCCTAGCATCTTGGACACCTAAGCTGGCAGCAGCGGACGGAACTAAAGTCGTACAGACACCATACATCCAGGCACCCGTAACGGAACCAGGAGCGGCAAGAGAATACGGCGGAGGTAATGAAACTTTGGGAGGTATTCCAATTATCATTGGTAGAGAACCGACAACCTTTACAGGTAATTTATTATTCACATCACAAGCAACAATCGCTGAGTTAAAGAAATACCAAGCCGAGGCCCTTAACGGTGGTCTAGGAGTATTTTTACAAGACGAGTTCGGACGTATTATTGCAGTAGCGGACGACGTGGACACTCCGACAGAGGTTTATCCTATTCCCGTGGCTGGATTATTTGTTGGCGATAAAGCCTTCGGAGGTTTAGAGGGTGCGGATATGAACACGATTTCGTGGAAATTCTTACCAAACTGGTCTGACAAGTTAGTAATTATTACACCTTCAGACTTTAACGCTTTAACTGATTTAACAACTCCGTAAAACGTTACCGATATGGAAACAAGAGTTAACAAAGTAGAGTTACAAGTCGGGAAAATAAAAGAATCTTTCGAGATTAACCACGCCGAACGTATTTTGTCTATGGCAAACAACGGAGGTTGGAAATTACCGACAGACTCTAAATATACTTTCGACAAAAATGGCCTTACTATTAAATCAAATAAAAGAACTGGTACAAAGTCCGAAGAGGGCAAACCAAATAAGTAAAGCAATTAGGCATGAGAACCGAATACGTTTTCATGCCGAAAGTTTTATGGATCAATCGGAGGTTTCACAGCCTGCGACTATGTTCCTGGATTGGGTTAGAACTTTAATACCAAAAGATAAATTTGCGATCTTTGTATCGCTTTTTAGATTCCCAACTCCGATTGTCAGTTTATCCGATACCATCTTTAAAGAGTTGGAACGCGTATTCGATGGACGTAACCCGTCTTTCGATTATGAGTTTACCGACGCCGAACTAAAAACCGATTGGCAACAATATAAAAAAGCCCACGGAGACAACGAAGTTTGGAGGAAAAAAGGTTGGGACGCAGTCAAAACTAAGATTAATTCTGTATTGGTGGTTGATCTACCAAAGGAACAAACGACAGAGTTTCCCGAACCGTACTTCTATTGGTTAGGGATTGAGAACGTTATCGACTTCGGTTACGTTAACGACAAATTAGATTACTTAATTTTTAGACAGGCCGACGGTAAAATCGCAGTATTTGACGACGAGACTATGTCCGTTTACGAAACTAACGACCAGGGACAAATTACAGACGCGGAGCCTGAGAGTGTAGAACACGGATTGGGGTTTTGTCCGGCCCGTTTTTTCTGGACCACAGAATTAAACCAAAAGACACCGGAATTAAAGAAGTCCCCAATATCGGCACAGTTGGCAGATATGGACTGGGCTTTATTCTTTTCGATTAGTAAAAGACATTTAGATTTATATGCTCCTTACCCAATATATTCGGCCTATGAGGCAGACTGCGACTTCGAGAACTCAGAGACAGGAGACTACTGCGACGGCGGATATTTAAGAGGGGACGACGAGAATTATAAAGTACTGAGAACGGGCGGCGTACAGCAGTGCCCCGTATGCTCGGAAAAAAGATTGGCGGGCGTTGGTTCGTTTATTGAAGTACCAATCCCAACAAAGGACAGTCCGGATCTAAGGAATCCCGTATCGATTACGACAATCGATAAAGGTTCGTTAGATTACAATGTCGAAGAGGTTGCAAGATTGAACGCCAAAATATATTCGGGATCGGTCGGAGTTGGTGGCGATATGCAGGCAAAACAAAGTATTAACGAAATGCAAGTGGCCGCAAATTTCGAGAGTAAAGTATCTGTACTTAATTCTCTGAAGGACAATATAGAAGCCGCTATTAAATTCGTGGACGATACTCGATGTCGATTAAGGTATGGAGACAGATACCTCGGCAACCATATAAGTATGGGGACTGAGTTTTATTTATATTCTATCGACGTACTGTATAAGCAATACCAACAAGCCAAAACCAACGGAGCGCCGTCGGCAGAACTTGACTTGTTAAGCGAGCAAATAATCGCAACAGAACACCGAAACAATCCGAGTAAGATCCAAAGGATGCGAGTCCTCAAACAGATAGAACCGTACAGACATTTTACTCTGGACGAACTATTGAAGTTAAACGACAAAGAGTTAATAAATAAAGATTTATTAAAAGTTAAAATAAATTTTAATACATTTGTCGATAGGTTTGAAAGAGAGAATACCAATATAGTCGAATTTGGTATGCAGCTCGACCCAGCCAAAAAGATTAAAATAATAACCGATAAATTTAAAGAATATGTCAGAGAACAACAAGAAACCAGCACCGAAGGCGACGGATAACGACGACCTTTTAGGAGACGCACAAACTCCGGAACAAATCAAGAAAGCGGCAGACGACAAGAAAGCGGCAGACGACAAGAAAGCGGCAGACGACAAGAAAGCGGCAGACGACAAGAAAGCGGCAGACGACAAGAAAGCGGCA